GTGCATTGCTCAGTAAAATCAATAATGGACTGAGTGAAATCAATAAAGCAACAGGCGGTGCCTTAGATGGCATAACTTCTGCTGTGGGTAAAACAGCAGGTGGTGTTGTAAATGATATCAATAACTTATTTGGAAGAAAGACATCTTTAATTGGCGGCAACTCTGCTGCAACACAAAGAAATATTGATACCTCAATTAAAGCAATTACAAGTAAGGGTCCTTTAGGTAGTCTTAGAAAGACGCAATTGACCAAAGATGCAATTGCTCTTTACATGCCAGATACTTTGAATTATTCTTACTCACAATCTTATGACCAATTGTCATTGGGAGGCGAGGCATTAGGGCAGGCTTTGGCAGCTGGAGCATCACTTATAGATGCATTTAAGTCTGGTAAGGGTGCTGTTAATGCAATTGAAAAAGCCGCTTCAGCCGGTGGAGAAACTGGAAAATTATTACTTGCACAAAAAGGTGCGGGTGCTATTGGCACTCTAACAGGAAGTTCTCAAACTGCTCAATTAGGATTTACTGCGGCAACTGGAGTAGTTCAAAATCCAATGTTAGAAATGATTTATAAGTCACCAAACTTTAGAACATTTCAATTTGATTTTATGTTTTATCCAAGAGATGAAAAAGAAGCACTTGAAGTTCAAAAAATCATAGAGAAGTTTCGTTTTCATCAGGCACCAGAATTATCATCTGCCCAAGGTTTTTTAATCCCTCCTTCAGAATTTGATATCAAATTTTATTACGGCGGTGTTCAAAACCCAAACATTCCTTCAATTGCAACTTGCGTTTTAACAACAATTGATGTAAACTATGCACCAAACGGATGGTCAGCATATGAAGTGCCTGGTGAAAATGCTCCAGCACTTGGTAGAACAGGTATGCCAGTTACGATACAAGTTACCTTACAATTCCAAGAGACCACATATCTCACGAAATCAGATTTCAAACAAGATGATGATTACTTAACGCAACAGTATGATTCCTATAAGGCATCAAGTCAATCTGGACAATACGGATCAAGATAATGGCTACATTTTTTAATTACTATCCAAAAACATTTTATACCAGTAACAATGACACTTCTGGTTTAGAATCTGTAACTAACTTAATCACAAGATTTAAGTTTGAGGAAGGCATCAAGCAAAACTCTGCGGCATTCTACAAGTATAACATACAAGATGGTGACACGCCAGAGATTATCGCAGACAAGTATTACAAAGATGTGGAAAAACATTGGGTTGTTTTATTGTTTAATGACATTGTTGATCCACAATGGGACTGGCCATTAAAGTCTAATGAAATCATTGATTACATCGATAAGAAATATACTGCAAATGGCGCCGCAAATACTACAGTTCAAACTGGTATTGCATGGGCATTAAGTGAGAACAATGTTCAGGCGTATTTCAAAATTATCACTACAACTGCATTTGATGGCACACAAAAAGTTGACAGATTGCAAGTTGATGCAAACACTTATGCAAACATTGCTGCAACAACTACTTCTTATACAACGCAAGCAGGTGAAACAGTAACCGTTGCAGTTACAAAAGAAACACAATCTTTTTATGACTACGAAATTAATTTGAACGAAAGTAAAAGAGAAATCAAACTTCTCAAATCTGATTTTATTGATGCGGTAAATAAAGAATTTAAGAGAGTAATTGCACAATGAGTTTTGAAATAAAAAAATCAACTCAGTTTAAGATAAATGAGTTGGTGATAGTGACTAAAGGTGGCCCAATTGATATATCAGCCATATTTGAAGAATTGAACATCTATGATTCTTTGTTGTTACCTGTGATGAACGGGACTCTCTTGGTAAAAGATTCTATTGGTCTTTCTGGCCGTCTTTTGTTTGATGGTTCTGAATCTCTGTTGATTGACATTGCAAAAGACAAAAAATCAGACATTGCCACATTTAAGAAAGCATTCAGAATATACAAGCAGTCAGATAGAAAGAACGATACTCAAAATAGTGAGACATTTCTTTTGCACTTTGTTGCCGATGAGTTGATGTATTCTGACCAACAAAGAATTAATCAATCTTATGAGTTAACATATGCTCAAATGGTTGAAAAGATTTTACTCAACTATCTAAAAGTGCCGTCAAACAATTTAACAGGCATCATCAATCCAACATCAGGTCTTCGTAAGATTGTAATACCAAATTTAAGACCATTAGATGCAATTGATTGGATTGCAAAACGAGCAGTTGATTCGCAAGATTCACCAAACTTTATGTTTTATCAAAATTTAGTTGGTTACAATTTCGCATCACTTTCAATTCTTCTTTCTCAACCAGATATTTTAGATGTTAAATTTGAACCTAAAAACCAAGAAGGCAAAAACTCAATTGAAGAAATTAGTTCGGCTAGGTCATTAGAAGTCATTTCACAAGCAAACGAAATTGAAAAAACTAGGTCTGGTGTGAATGCTGGTAAGTTCATTGGTTTTGATCCTCTTACAAGAACAGTCGCAACAAGAAACATTAGTTATGGTGACCATTACTTAAATATGAAACACGGTAATAAAAATCCAAACTTCTCTCAGATTAAAAATAGAGATGGTGTGAATAATACAGAAACATATGATGCGAACAAAACAGTTGGAAGTTTTGGTGCTGCAAGACAATTGAGTGAATATATTAAGAAGAAAGACCCAACATCAATTTCAAAAGAAGACAATGTTGAGAGTTATCTTTCGCAAAGAACATCCATTATTAAAAACTTAATGACAAAAAGAGTTCGTCTTTCAATGCCAGGTAATTTTCAATTGACTTCTGGTTTTAATGTGAATCTTGTTGCGCCAAACTTTGGTAAAAAAGTAAAAGGTGATGACAATGAGGATCCAAGTTTGAGTGGAAAATATTTAATTGTGGCTTCTCGTCAAATCATTGGATATGATAAGCATGAAACAATTATTGAGGTTGCAACAACTTCTTCGAGCAACGATTTTATTCCTGCCAGCAATCCATTACAAACATCTGTGATAGGTTCGTATTAATATGGAACAAGAAAAGTCGCAGAAGTTTGCAGGTAAAGACGGCTTCGTTTGGTGGATGGGAGTTGTAGAAGACAGACAAGACCCACTTAAACTTGGCCGTGTTCGTGTTCGATGCGTTGGTTGGCATGCTGAGAATAAAATGCTTTTGCCAACTGATATGTTACCTTGGGCAATACCATCATACACGCCAAACAATGTTTCAACATACGCACCAAAAGAAGGTGATATGGCATTTGGATTTTTTATGGATGGAGAGAATGGTCAATCACCAGTAGTTCTTGGCATCTTTCCTTCCATACCACTAAAGGCAGGAAATGCACAAGAAGCATTTAGTGATGGTAGAGATTCGGGGCAATTGGCAGCTGCACCAGTCAAACCAGATGAATCACAGACATTGTATCCTAGAAAGTTAGATGAACCCTCAACATCTCGTTTGGCAAGAAATGACTCAGATTATCCCTCACCAATTAACGAAGCAAAAGCTGCAAAGAAACTAAACAAAGTAGAACCTGATTCTTATTACAATGCAAAATATCCATACAACAATGTGTATGAATCTGAATCAGGTCATGCACTAGAATTTGACGATACAAAAGACAATGAGAGGATTCACCTTTATCATCGTTCTGGTTCTTATGTTGAATACGGTCCACAAGGCGACCGTTCAGAGAGAATACAGAGAAATAAATTTACAGTAGTTGTTGGAGATGAACAGGTATATGTGCAAGGTGATGTGACTGTTTTTATTGACGGTAATGCAACGATGCAGATTGGCGGCAATTTTAGTGCCGACATTGGTGGCACTTGCACAATTAATTCTGGCGGTAATATGAAGTTTACTGCGCCAAAAATAGATTTGAACTAATGGATGGGGAGTTTGTTGTTTTAATTGGTAATGAACTTCATACTTTTACAAGATATGAAGATATACCAGACAATTTTGATAATTTAATTAAATTCAAACCAAAACAATTAGACGGACCACATACACACGAAGAACACGAAGAAATGAACAGTTGGAATGAAAAATTACAATTTCTGATGGAGAAAGAGCGTGCCAGCAGCAACAAGAATAGGTGATGCTGATATTGTTCATTGTTCAATACCTGTGAGGGCAGAGGGTTCACCTAATGTTTTTGTGAACGGTATCCCTTGGAGCCGACAAGGTGACAACAATAATGTTCATTTATTGCCTGGTTCTCCTTGCCCATCACATGCAGCACCAATTACAATAGGCTCAACTACTGTTTTTGTCAATGGAAAAGGTGCTGGAAGAATTGGCGATGCGATAACTGGATGCACTTCTGTAGCTGAAGGATCCCCGAATGTATTTGCTGGATAACGAATAAATAGACAATGGCAACTGTAACAATAGAATCAGACCGCACTTTTAGAGACTTGGATTTGAATTTTACTATTCATCCAGTCAAAAAAGATGTCAATGTTTATAAGAACGAATTTGCGATTATCAATTCAATCAAAAATTTAGTTCTAACGAATCACTATGAAAGACCGTTTCAACCTGAAATTGGTAGTAACATTCGCCGTCTTCTTTTTGAACAAGTGGACTCTGTTACTGCTGCACAGATTGAAAGAGAGATAACAGAAGTAATTGGCAACTTTGAGCCAAGGGCGCAGGTGTCTAAAGTCAATGCTATACCTTCACCTGACGAAAATCTTTACAAAATACGACTAGAGTTCTTTCTCATCAACAGTTCAGAACCAGTCACAATTAATTTTTTCCTAGAGCGGATTAGATAACATGGTAGACCGTTTAAGAGTAACAGAATTAGATTTTGATACAATCAAACAAAATCTAAAAAACTTTCTAAAACAACAATCTGAGTTTACAGATTACGACTTTGATGGTGCCGGTCTTTCGGTATTGTTAGACATTCTTGCATATAACACCCATTACAATGCCTACTATTTGAACATGGTTGCAAACGAAGCATTTTTAGATACTGCATTGCTTCGTGATTCGGTCGTTTCGCATGCTAAAACTTTAGGTTATACTCCATATTCTACTCGAGCACCAGTTGCGATTGTTAACTTTACAATTGATTCAAATACGACTACGGCTGCAACATGCACTTTGCCAGAAGGTTATGCTTTTCTGTCCAATCAGATTGACAGTAAGGCCTATAACTTTGTTGTTTTGAATGATACAACGGTCACCAAATCAAACACAGAATTCATATTTGAAAATCTTCAAATTTATGAAGGTCAACTCATCACTTATTCTTTTACTTTTGACAGAAGTTCTAATCCAAAACAAGTCTTTACTTTGCCTGATACAGACATTGATACAACGACAATTAAAGTTTTGGTCAATCCTTCTAGTTCAAATACTGCAACAGCAACTTACACTAGAGCAACAGATGTCTTAGATATTTCTGCAACCTCTGAAGTTTTCTTTTTACAAGAAGAAAGAGGCGGAAACTTTCAAATCTATTTTGGAAATGGTGTCGTTGGTAAAGAATTACCTGATGGTGCAATCGTATCTGTAACTTATCTTGTTACAGGAGGCACAGATGCAAACAAAGCAAATAACTTTGTTGCAACTGCTTCAGTTGTAGATTCTTTAGGCAATGGTCTTGCCGACTTTACAATTACACCTGTTTCTGCTGCATCTGGTGGTGCAGACCGTGAATCAGTTGACAACATTAAATTCTCTGCGGCTGCAAGATTCTCTACACAAAATCGTTTAGTAACATTCAAAGATTACGAAACATACATTCTCAACAATTATCCAAACATCGATTCAATTTCTGTTTGGGGTGGGGAAGAAAACGATCCGCCAGTTTATGGTAAAGTTTTCATCTCAATGAAACCAAGAGAAAACTATTACATCTCTGAAGCCGAGAAACAAAGAATCATTGATGAAATCATTAAACCAAAAGCAATTATTGCCGTTCAATCAGAAATTTTAGATCCTGAATTTCTGTATATTCTTGTTGATGTCGAAGCACAATACGATGCAAGAAAGACTACAAATACTGAAGCAATACTGAAAGAAAGAATTCGAAATGCAATTGTAAACTATTCTGACACTTTCTTAAACAAGTTTGCTTCGAAAATTATTGACTCGAAATTAGAAACTTCCATTGACAATGTAGATTTGAATGCTCTCATTGGTAATGAAATTACAATTAGAGTGCAAAAAAGATTTGAACCAGAGCTCAACGCCGTTCAATCTTATGATGTCAAATTTAATGTTCCGTTACATCGTGGTACAATAACGAATAAACTCACTTCTACTGAGTTTGATGT